ATGAGTACGTACCCCGATCACCAGCCCCGGACTCTGACCAGCGTTCCCTTCTATGTGGAGCAGGCGTCCTACTGCATCACCTGGCATGAGCGGGACACCTGCTCCTCCTGTCCCGATGAAGGCCCCTGCCCGAAGCTGGACGAGGCCGCCGAACTCCTGGCTGAGTACCGGGCACGTCGCGCCGCCCGGTACCAGATCCGGGGCAACGAGAGCTGACGCCCAGCAATAGCCCTCGCCGCCGGACATGTCAGGGCTCCTGCGGTCACCCCATTACGCGGGTCATCAGTTCACCTCCACGCCGCAGCCGGCGTACTCGGAAGCGAACCCGCACGGGCGGACCACCACATACCGAGGGGAGGCCGCGTTAGCGAACACGTTCACCGTGCCCGACGACGCCACAATCGTCAGCGCCACGGCAGCGGTCAGATCCGTCGTCGCCGACCGCAGCAGCACAATCGACCCGTTCGCCATGGCGCTCGTGCCCGCGCTGGTGCTCTCGCACCGCACCCGCCCGAACTCACCCCAGTCAGTGCCTGCAACGTTCGTCTTCCGCACCCGGAACAGCGCCTGAGCGGCGGCGGTGCCGTACACGAGCCCTCGGATCTGCACCTCATACGCCCACCCGGCCTTGAACGTCACGCTGGGCACGGTCAACGACAGCGTTTCGGTGGTGCCGACACCGGTTTGCGATGCGGTCGACCGGACGCTGTACGAGGTGGGTCGGTTCAGCCGGGAGGGGGTCAGCCGCATCCCCGACGCGATCGGTACTGGCATCGTCACAACATGGTCCTCTCATAGTGGTGCGATCGCCGGCTGCCATACGTCCACCTCAGTGCCGGCCGGCCACGCCCTCTGCACACCGTTGAGGCCCCGGGCGGTGATCGTGGCCGTCTGAGGGCTACTGCCACCGCTGATGGCCGACAGGCGAATCCGTTCCTCGCCCACCCGCACATCCAGCGGGAAGTCGGTCGGGTCGGTGGTCCAGGGTCCGTTCCAGACGGTGGACGCCAGCCCCAGGGACATCCCCGTGGAGGTCAGCGCAGCGGACAGCGTTGACCCATCAGCCGCCGCGCGCTGGAGCCCATCCGCCGTGGCGACATCCCACGGCGACGCGGGCACCCCGTTGAAGGTGATCCGCCAGGTGAACTCGCTGATCGTCTCGGTGTAGCCGAGCACCAGGGTTCGCGCGTCCCCGGTCGCCCACGACGGCAGCCCGGTCACCTCGATCACGTCACCGCTGTCGACGCCGAGCAGCGCGGAGGTCCCCGCGAGGTCGTTCCGCCACGCGGGCGCGGCCAGCTCTACCGACAGCGCCGGGTAGCGGGGCTGGTCCACGGTCCCGAGGTGGACTCGCCACGCTGCCTGGTCAGCCAGAGCAGCGTCGTTCGCCAGGTTCAGCTCGACGCTGCTCTGGTACACGCCCACCCCGGCCGGTGGCGGCAAGGCGGCCAGCCTGCCGGTGGTTTCCACCACCCGGGCCGAGCTGCCCGAGGTGCGCTTCACCGTGACGTCGTTGCGCACCGCATCGGCATCATCGACCGGCTCGAACGGCGGTGCCAGCTTGCCAACATAGGCGATGGGCACGGGCGTCTGGTTGTAGAGGCTCACGCGCGGGCGGTACTTGAGGCCGAGCGCGTCGCGCCGCTCGTGCAGGTAGCCGCCGTCCACGGCAACGCACTGTTCGAGCAACTCGGCGAACGTCCCCACCGGCTGCCAGCCCATCCGCTGCACGGCGTCGGCCGCCACCGACGACATGGTCAGCGAGATACCTTCCTCACCGCACAGCCGGGCCAGCCGGTCGGTGGCGGCCTCGTTGTCCCAGGCTGCGGTCGCGCCAGGACGGATGGAGTCGTAGTAGGCGGCGCGCGGGGCGAACAGCGTCAGGTGTCCGAGCGAAGGAGCCCAACCGCTGCTGTCCAGCATGAAGTTCGGCAGCACCAGGTCCGGCACCGGGGCGAGGAAACCGGACCAGGGGCCGGTGGCGACGACCACTCCATCGACCCACAGGTAATGAAAGCTGGTCCCGCCGTCCTGCTCGACGTCGAGCCGGATGTGATGCAGGTACCCGTCCCATCCAGGGTGCGGGCCGACCAGTTCCACGCCGATGACCGAGGCGTCGGTGCTGCCGCCGACGAGCGTGACGGTGCCGGCCGGGTCAAACATGAACGCCCAGTCCCAGCCGGCACTCGACCGCAGGGTCATCGGCAACGAGAAGTTGCCGCCCGGGTTGGAGCCCGCGTCGAACCGGATGGCGAACTCGAACGTCCAGCTCGTCGCGGTGCTGGCCGGGATGGACGCGGACAGCCGACCCCCGGTCTGCAAGCCGACCAGTGAGGCGGCCCCCTGACTGCCCTCGACGCCCCAGACGATCTGCCCGTCGAAATCGCCGACACCGATGTGACTCGTCTCGGACCGGCGGCCCAGCTCAACGATCGGCGGGCCGCCCGGCACCCCGGATGCCGCCCGGTCAACCGACCGACCGTCCTCCAGCGGCCACCACGCGATCGGCCGGTCGTCGGCGTCCTCGATCGCTCGCCGGAGCGCCGACTTACTCGGCCACTGGCCCTGCCCGAGTCGGCGCAGGACTCCAGCGGCCTCGACGTCTACGTACCGGTCCTTGCCGTTGAGGCTCCAACCGGGCGGCCACGCCACCACCTCGCCGTAGAACCGGCCGGTCAACGGGGGCCGTCCGGCGCTCACGCGCAGCAGTGTGTTCCGGCCGAGCAGCCCGTAGTACGCGCCAGCCGGGTCGCGCGGCGAGTAGTTGCCGGAGATGTTGTCCAGGCGGAACGTGCAGCGCCCCGGGTCGGCCTGATTGCCCTCGCTGGTGCGACCCCGAGTGATGGTGACGCTGCCGCGAACGTCTGCGGTGATGTCGACCCAACCGAGCGACCCCAGGAACAGCTCCACCTTGAAGCTATATGCCTTACTCATGCTCCACCGCCGAGCACGAGCTGGACGTTGCCGCCGCGCGTCTTCACGGCCTTGCGCAGCACCTCAAGCAGCAGGTCGTCCAGCCGGGAGCCAGCGGAGTCGATGACCACCACCGCGCCGCCGCCCGAGCCGGTCACGGGCGTGACTCGCTCTCCGGCCTGGAGCACGGCCATCACTTCGGAGCCGGGAGTGCCGGGGACGATGCCGCCGGAGTGGAACTTGGGCAGGTCCGGGACCGAGATGCTGTTGCCGCCGATGCCGGGAATCCAGCCCGGGACGCTCCACGACAGGCTGCCGATCGTGTAGTTCCAGGCGTCCGACACCTTGTTGAAGGCGGCCCTGAACGGGGCGAAGATGAAGTCGGTGACCTTGGAGAATGCCTTCTTGAGCTTGTCGGGCATGTCCTTCATGTAGTCGATCAGGTCCCCGGCCTTGTCCGTGATCGAGTTGAAGGCACCCTTGATCCACTTGTCCCACAGGGTGTCCTTGATCCACGAGCCCACAGCGGACGCGGCATCCTTGATGCCACCCCATGCCGCGTTCCAGAGGTCCTGGAACCACGTGGTCTGCGTGGCGATGAGCACGATCACGGCGATCAGCGCGACGATCGCCAGGATGATCCACGTCGTCGGGCTGGCCAACTGCGCGATGTTCCACGCCCACTGAGCAGCAGTGACCAGGGCGACGACACCGACCAGCCCCGTGAGGATCGGGGCGATCATGTTGATCTTGTCGGCCCACTCCTGCAACTCGGGCGGGTTGGCCTCCTTGGTCGCCTCGTTCAGGTCCAACTGGGCGTTCTTGAGGTCGATCGTTGACTGGTTCGCGTCGGCGTTGGCCTGGTCAACGTCAAGGTTTGCCTGCTTGAGGTCCTGCTGCGCCTGCTTGAGGTCAAGGGCCGCCTGCCTGGCCTCCTCGCTGCCGGCCCCGTGCTCCTTGACCGCTGCGTTGTACTCCTTCTGCGCCGCAGCCTGGTCAAGCACGGCCTGCTCGGCGTCGATCTGGGCCTGGCCGATGTCAAGGGTCGCCTGCTTGCCATCGATCATGGCCTGGTTGGCGTCCTCCTGAGCCTGGGCCATGTCGTTCAGCGCCCGCTCAAGCCGCTGAGTCTTGTTGAACCCGGCGGCCTGGATGTCTGCGAACGCCTGCAACGTGCCAGCGGCGTCGCCGATCGCAGTCGACGCGCCGTCCACGGCCGCGCCCAGGCTCCCGACCTTGCTGGTGAACTCGTCGCTGCCGCCCGCTGCCTTGCGGAGGTCGTCGTTGGCGTCCGTCGCGGCCTTGCCGACCCCGGCGGTCGCCTGCTCGGCCTGCTTCGCCGCCTTCGCCAGCTTCGTGGCGTCGCCCGCGAACTCCAGGTTCACTGAGTTGGCCATCAGTCCACGTCCAGCCCAGAGTTGCGCGCAACCTGCGTCAGAGAGGTGAGCAACGTCCGCTCGATCTCCGGGCGGTGCTTGGCCAGCGTCGGGAAGAGGTAGCGGCCCTCACGGATGAACGGACGCCCCGCCGGACGCCCCGCACGGCGTCCCTGTCCGCCGAAATCCAGCCAGGGGTAGTACGGGGCGTGCCGGCCGCCTACGGACACCCGAGCGGACGTCCTGGTGGACTTCGCCTTGAGCGACTTCGCGGCAGCCCCGGTGACCCGAGGGATCAGCGGCACCGTCCGCGACACCAGCAACTCGGCCGCCTCGTTGAGGGCGATGCGCAACTGCTTCGGCGCGTTGGAGTCGAGCTTGCGCAGGCCACGGTTGAACTCCGCCAGGCCCTCGACGCTGATCTTGGCTTCCACTGCTCACCTCCCCGCCATCTGCTCACGCTGGGCCTTCCGGCCGTAGTAGACCGTCCAGCCGACGTACTCCTCACCGGAAACCCGGTGCCGCATCTCCGCGACCGTCATGCCCAGCTTCTCGGCCAGGAAGAAGTCGAACTCCAGGTCAGGACTCTTCTCGAAGGCTTTTGTACGCCTCCTTGGACGCGCCCCGGCTCACACCGGACAGCTCGTTGACCTTCGCCACCACCGGGGCGATCTGGCCGGCAGGCGAGGTCTTCTGCCACGCCTCCACGTCCTTCTCGGTCATCTCCGGGTCGGTCATGGCGAAGGACAGCATCTTGCGCTCCATCAGCGCCACGTCGTCGCCGCCGACCTTGCCGGCCAGCAGCAGCTCGAACCGGGAGAGGCCGCGTACGTGGACCTCTCCGACCCCCTCGACCTCGACGGTGCCGCTGGGCAGCGTCTGCGCGGTCAGCTTGGTCTTGTCCATCTGGATCGTCTCCTGGTTGATCAGGCGGGCTGCGCGGCCGAGTTGATCTCGTCGCTGAACTGGAGGTCGCACGACCACGTCACCATGTCGGCGACCGGGTTCGTCTCGGTGTACTTGGTCACCAGGACGTCCACGACGTCCTGCGGCTTGCCCGTGCCCGCGCCCTCTGGCTGACGGATCAGCTCCACGACGGTGCCCACCAGCGGGTTGATGACGGCGCGCGGGCCGGTGCTGGCGGTGCTGTCGTAGATGCCCGAGATGGTGCCGCTGCCGTTGAGCAGGCCACCGTTGAAGACGTGCGCCTTCTTGCCGTACGTGGTGACGTCGTGCGAGTCGGCGGTCTTCTCCAACTGGCTCGTGGTCGTGAACGCTGACAGGTCATCCCCGCCCAGCGAGATGAACGTGTTCTTGCCGTGAACGAAGGCCATCAGGCCAGTCCTCTCTACGCGCTGCCCTGGCCCCAGACGTTCAGGTTGAACATCCCGGCCATGTAGTCGGTGCCCCCGAGGGACACCACGTCGAAGTCGGCGCTCTCGACCCGGAGGTCATCGAAAGCGGTGTAGGTGCCGGACTCCAGGACGGCTTTCACCGAGCTGGAGCCGGAGCCGTTGGCGTACGCGGCGAGCTTGTCGGGGGTGTTCCGGTCGGTCGGTCGGCCGATCAGCACGACGACCGGAAGCGCCATGCGGTCCATCCCACGGCCGTACGTCTCGTCGTAGGTGATGCTCTCCGGGTAGCTGACGATGGCGGCTGGCGCTGTCGCCGTTCCGGGCGGGTAGTCGTACACCCGCAGGTTCGGGATGGTGCGCAGCCGCTCGGCCACCTCGGTCATCACCGCTCGTACGTCCATCAGGCGGCCCACCACTGCCGGACGTACTTGCCCAGCGACACGGCAACGTCAGGGTCGACCCGGGCCAGCAGCCGCAGCTCCGAGCCCATGGTCGGCGACCCGGCGATGCCGAACGGCGAGTCGCGCCGGGCCAGGAACCGCGACCCCTGGAGCTTGGTCGCCAGCTTGACCGCTGCCGGCACGGCGTCCCAGCCCCAGAGCCCCGTGAGCTGATACGCACCGGCCCCCGGGAGCGTGATCTCCGTGTAGGGCTTCCCCTTGGCCACCGCGTTCACCGGCCGCAGCTCGTAGCCCGTCACCTCGTTGGCGTTCGCGTCCACCACCGTCAGGCTGTCGGCAACCATGAGGTCATCGATCGCGGCGACGTAGGCCCGCTGGTAACGGTCCCAGGTCGCGGTGTACTGCCGGGTCTGCGCCGTAGCCACCTGGCCGAACTGGCGGTGGCAGTGCGTGTCCACCGCTCGGGAAGCGGCGGTCACGGCGTCGGCAACGTCAGCGTCGTCCAGATCGTCGTCAACGCGTACGTACGCCTTCAACTCGTCTGCCGTGATGTAGTCCGGTGCCCACGCCATGACCGCCCACCTCCTGTCTACTGCTCGGTCTTGCGGGTGGCCTTGGCCTTGCGCAGCTCGGCGCGCAGCCTGATGACCTCGGCCTCAAGGTCGGCGACCCGCTCGGCCGCCTTCCGGTTCTGGCTCAGCTTCGCCATGACGATCAGACGCTCGCGTCGAAGATGACCTGCCGGACGCCGTTGATGTCCAGGTTGGCCAGGGCGATGTCGCCGTAGATGCCGATGGTCACGTGCGAGAGCTGCGGGATCTTGGCGGTCTGGACGGTGGCACCGAAGTTCCAGTCCAGGCGCTCCGGAGCCGACGCCCAGCCCCGGACCTTGGTCGGGTCGAACAGCCACGAGTTGACCGCCGTCGCGCCCGGCGTGCCCAGCGCGTACGCCGGGACGGCCCGGGTGCCCGCGACGTCGATGTACGAGTACAGCGACTGCGTGGTGCCGTTGGCGTTCTGCGGGTTGATCTGCGGGTACAGCGGACGGCCGGCGTCGTCCTTCACGCGCGCCAGCACCCGGTAGAGCTGCTGGTGGACGGCGAAGGCCCGGAAGCGGTTGCCACCACGGGCGAACTGGAGGTCGGAGATCGCCGCCTCCAGGTCGGCGACGGTCTGCTGGTCGTCGTCGTTGTCCGGGGTGGTGGCCGGCGTGGGGGTCAGGGTGATGTCCGCCGCTGCGGTGAGAGTGTTCAGGAAGGTCGCCACTGCGGCTTCCCGGTCCTCGAAGTACTCCCGCAGCATCTGGTCCCAGATGATGCCGGACAGCTCCGGCGAGCCACCCCGGCGCGCGGCCTGACGGGTGATCTCGACCTTGCCCCACACCTGCGTCGGCGTGATGGTCTGGTCCGTGACGGTCATCGCGCCCGGCTCGGGCTCGGTGCCCTCGGTGGCCGGACCGACCAGGCCGGACGAGCTGTTGTACTTCGGCACGTCGAACGAGCGGCCGTCAGTGGGGCCGCTGTTGATCATGTCCCAGAGCGGAGTCGCGTAGTCCATCTGCGGCTGCCACAGGTCGCCCCGGTAGGTGTTCGGGTTGAGGCTCGCGGTGTCGGCCCGGTCGACGTCGTTGGTCGGCGAGAACGCGGCCGAGATCAGCGCGTTGACCCGCTTCTCGGCCTCGGCGGTGCCCGCGCCGTTGACCACGGCGAAGAGGTCGGTCGAGAAGTCGTAGCCGTTGGACCCGACGTTGAAGATGGTGCGGCCCGGCTCGACCCGGCGGACGTTGTACGGCAGCGCCTCGCGGGTCACGACAGCGGCACTCGGCCGGACGGCCGGACGCACGCTGTTGTAGGCCGCGTTGCGGGCGCGGACGGCCTGGTCGCGCTGCGCGTCTTGCAGCTCGGTTTCCAGGGCCTCGTAGTTGGTGACCTCGTCATCGGTGAGGCTGCGGTCAGCGGCCCCGTCGATGAGCGCGGTCATCGCGGCGGTGATCTCCTCGATGGTGCGCATCTGCCCTCCTCAGGCAGTCAGGGCGCGGTGTCGCGCCTGGATAAGCCGGGTCCGGTTGTCCGGCCCTTCGGTCTTGGTCTTGCCGCCAGCGACCCGGTCGGCGAGCTTCGCGTCCACGGCCTGCTGCGCCGAGTACCACGTGGTCGCTGACATGGCAGTGCGCCAGGCTGCGGGCTTGCCGCCCGCGCGGCCGGCGTAGTAGCCAGCGATGTCGTTGGACACCTCATCGAGCAGGTCGGCGTACTCGCGCAGCTCGGCCGGCGAGCCGATGCCGACGCCCTGGGCGTCGTGGATCATCATTCGGCCGCCCTTGGCGATCTCGATGTCATCACCGGCCATCGCCAGGAATGACGCCGCAGACGCGGCCAGGCCGTCGACCTTCACGGTCACCCGAGCGGAGTGCTCGGCAACGGCCTCGTACATCGCCACGGCGTCGAAGACGAACCCGCCGGGTGAGTTGATGTGGAGGTCGAAGGCATCGACGTCGAGCCCGTGCACCGCCTGGACGAACTCGGCGGCATCGTTGTCCCAGCCACCGATGACGTCGTAGACGTACAGCTTCGTCGCCTTGGCCTCGTTGACCACGCGGAAGCAGGGCGTCGACCGCTCGGTCACAGCGTCGGCCGCAGCACGCCACGCCGCCCGCAGCGCCCGGAGGTTACTCGGCTGGCGGTGCATCGCTGCCCTCCTCGCGGTCGCCGTCGACCGGCGGTGCCGGCTCGGGGAGCGGCGGCAGGTTGCGGATCGCCCGCGCCTCGTTGATGGTGAGCAGACCCGCGCCGACCTGCTTGATCAGCAACTCGATCTCCTTGTCCGGGCTCGGCCGCTCCAGGCCGGTGAAGTCGATCTCGATCCAGCGCGGACGGACGAGCAGCCGTGACCCGCGACCCTCAAGGCGACTGGCCCACGGCGCGAGCACCGTCCGGCCCAGCGCGCGGTTCTGCTCCTCGACGCCCGTGCCCCAGCTCGTCTGCTTCTCGGTCTGCATCAGCAGGTGCGGCGGCACGCCCGTCCAGCGGGCGACGTCCTCGATCTGGAACTGCCGGCTCTGGAGGAACTGCGCGTCGACAGCGGTCATCGTCCAGGGCGTGAACTTGAGCCGCCGGTTGATCAGGGCGATTGCGCCGACGTTCTCGGAGCCGGACGTGGCGTTGGAGAGCTGCCTCTTGATGATCGGGAGGTCTTCCGGGTCCAGGTCGTCCTCGGTATCGGGAGACGCCAGGCCCGAGATGAGCGCGCCGTTGGTGAACATCCTCCCGGCGGACTGCTCGGCAGCGAGAGACGTCCCGAGAGAGAAGCGAGCCGCCTGCAACAGGCCCATCCCGCCCACGCCGTCCAGCGACAGCGCCGGGACGTACCAGAAGTCGTCCGCGTCGAGCCGCACCGACTCGCCACCCTCAAGCTGCACCCGGAACCACAGGCCGCCGCTCGGGCGCTCGTCGCCGGTCGGCATCTCCTCGGTGAACGAGGCGGGATGCACCAGCGGCAGCCGGACGAGGCTGCCGGCCTCGTTGCGGACCTTCAACGCCCCGGCCTTGCCGTGGATCATCAGGTACGCGAAGAGGGTTTCGGTCCACTCGAACTGGGTCTGACCGTCCGGTCCGTCCGGGTCATCGAAGACGGACGTGACCCGCTCGGGGGTGCCGTTCTCACCCTCGCGCAGCGTGCGCAGCGGCAGTGAGGCGAGGGTGCCGGAGACGAGCGAGACAGCCCGGAAGACGGCCGAGAGGCCAAGGATCGACTCCTGCGAGACGGTGATGCCGGCGAGGTCAGCCGGTCCGCCCGGACGGATGAACTGAGCGAACACCTCGTCGCTGACGGAGGTGACCCGGTTGCTCGGCTTGGCCTGCCGGGCGTGCTGCCGTGCACGCTGACGACCCCGGCTCCGGCTCACAACATCATGATACCCCTACCGGGTAGGGGTATCCTAGTTCTGTGGCCCTGGCCGAGTCCGTGAATGCTGCGCTGCTGGCCCATCCGGTCGGCGAGCGCGACCGCGCCGTGGCCGACCTCGCCCGGTTCTATGCCTCCGAGCTGGACGGTGGGGGCGACGCCGCGAAGCTCGGGCCGGCCCTCTTGACCACTCTCGAAGCCCTCCAGATGTCCCCGCGCGCTCGCGCGCTCGCTCAGCGCGGGAAGGCCGCCGATGACAAGCCCGCTGACTCTGAGCTTGACGAACTCCGCGCCCGCCGTGCTGGGAAGGGTCGAGCCGCGACTGTGGACGCCGCCGCTCCGTGACCTGACCGACCGGAACGCCTCGTTCGGCTACGAGCTGATCGACTTCGCCAGGGCGATCGGCTGGCCGCTCGACCCGTGGCAGCGATGGCTTGCCATCCACATCGGTGAGCTGCTGCCTGACGGCCGGCCCCGGTTCCGCATCGCTCTCATCCTGGTGGCCCGACAGAACGGCAAGAGCCTGTTCTGCCGCATCCTGACGCTGTACTGGATGTTCGTTGAGACGGTCCCGATCGTCTTCGGCATCAACTCCACCCGTGACACCGCAAAGGCGTCGTGGAAAGAGGTGATCAAGATGGCCGAGTCCATCGAGCTGCTGGCGCGCGAGCTTCCCGCTCGGCACATCAACAAGCAGATCGGTGAGGAGGAGTTCTGGAACAGCCTGGGATCGTCGTACCTCTTCGGTGCGCCGAACTCCCGCGCCGGCCGGTCGCGCACCATCGACCGGGCCATCATCGATGAGCTGAGGCAGCACAAGAACCGCGACGCCTGGGACGCCCTGATCCCCACCATGAACGCCGTTCCCGACGCCCAGGCCGTGATCATCACGAACGAGGGCGACGACAGCGCGGTGGTCCTTCACGAGCTGGGAGACGCCGCCCAGGCGTTCATTGAGACAGGGGAGGGCGACCCCCGCCTGGGCCTGTTCTCGTGGAGCGCGCCGCCCGGCTCGGACCCAACCGACGTGGAGGCGCTGGCCTACGCGAACCCGGACCTCAACCGCCGGGCGCTGCAACTGGACGCGCTGCTCGGGCAGGCCACACAGGCGAAGCGCGCCGGAGGGGAGACGCTGGCCCGGTTCCGTATCGAGATGATGTGCCAGCGCGTCGACACCCTGGACCCGGCCATCGACCCGGACGCCTGGAAGGCCGCTGGAAGCCCTGAGCCGGTCAACCTGGCCGAGTACCGCACCCGCCTGTGTCTGTGCCTTGACGTGTCTCTGAACGGCGAGCACGCCACCCTGGTAGCCGCCGCCACGATCGACGGGATCACCCACGTGGAGGTCGTCCAGCGGTGGCAGGGATTCGGCTGTACGGCCGCCGTCCGCGCCGAGCTGCCCGCCATCATGAAGCGGCTACGGCCCGCGCAGTTCGGGTGGTTCCCGGCCGGCCCGGCGGCGGGCATCGCGGCGAGCCTGCGCGCCAAGGGCTCGCGGTCATGGGCGGGGCGGACCAAGGTCGCCGAGCTGACCGGCGACACCCCGGCGGTCTGCATGGGCCTGGCGGAGCAGGTGATAACCGGCCAGGTTCAGCACCCGGACGACGACATGCTCAACGCCCACGTGTCCCAGACCCAGAAGCTCCGGCACGGCGACGCCTGGGTCTACACCCGCCGGGGCTCCGCGCCGATCGACGGTACGTACGCGATGGCCGGAGCCGTCCACCTGGCCCGCACCGTCAAGGTCCGGCCGCCCCTGGAGCTGGCGTAATCGCGCACAAAAAAACAGGGCAGCGGGTGTTGGACCGGCCAGGGTTCGTGAACTTTTCGGCCGGCCCAACGATCACCAACTGCTGACGCGCTTCGGTGCTGGCTCGGGCTCAACGCGAGCCCTCTTGCGGCTCAGGTTGCAGTGCTCGCACGCTGCCCGCAGGTTGTCCATCTCCTCGGTGCCGCCCATCTCGCGCGGCACGATGTGATCCACGTGAGTAGCCCGCACGGTGCAGCCCTTGGCCTTGATGGTGCACGTCTCCTTGTCCCTGTGCAGCACAGCCGCCCGCGTTGCGCGCCACCGCGTCGTACTGCCCTGCCTCCAGGCCCTGCTCACATCGCGGCCCAGAGCAGCGACAGCGCCATCATCACGATGCCGATACCCACCAGCCGCATTCCCCTCCGGTGCTGCCGGATCGGGTCCACCTGGATCTCCCCGTGGGTCAGCAGATCCTCGCGCCAGGCTTCCGTGTCACTCATCTCGTACTCCATTTCTAATCCATCTCGCTTACTGACTTGTTGTGCGTCTTGCCGCTGATGACCGCGCGGATCGTGCTGGGGTCTACGGCGTGCATCCGGGCCAAGTGCGACTTGGTCACCGTGCCGGTGGCGAACAGCTCCCGGATGCGGCAGGCGTCCTCGTCGGTGAGCCGGTGCCTCGGGGCTGGCGAGAGCACCGGCTCGGTCCTCTCGACCTCCGCCCAGGCGGCCCGGATGTTCTGCGCCGTGCTGACCCAGACCGGGCTGGCCCAGCTCCCGTTGACCTCCAAGGTCAGGCACGCCTCCTCGTAGTCCGCCTCGGGCGGCACCCCGCACAGCTCCAGCTCCTCGATCACCTCTCGCCAGTCCCCGAAGGTCCGCCATTCCCCTGCCGGCTCCGGTGGTGCTGGCCTCTTGACTCGCCCCACGGGTTCCCTTCCCAGGGCTTGAGCCGGGGCTGGCGCAGGGTGGATCGCCAGCCCCGGCAGCTCACTTGGCCCGGTTCCGCGCGAGCTTCGTCGCGTGCCTACGCTCCAAGCCCTTGCGCCGACGCTCCAACATCTGCTTGCGCATCTCAGCCGTCCGCTCCCGCCTGGCAGTGGCCTCCTTCACCTGCTCCAGCCACCGACCACTCACCAGCTCAGTCATGGGTGTCCTTCAAGGCGGTGTTGCGCCGCAGGTGGTCCAGCCAGGTATCCAGGTCCTCGTCGTGGACGTGCTCCCCGGTGTGCTGCTCGATCACCCGGTCCAATCCGGTGCAGCCGGGCTTGTGGACGAACCACACCTTGGCGATGTCCCCGACACCCTTGGGCTCGATCCAGTAGACGTTGCCCTTGCCGGTGATCCACCTGCCGCAGGCGTCGCAGAGCACCAGCGGGCAGGCGTACATCCCGTCCCTACGAATGACGATCACTTGTCCTCCATCGACGTTTATCTGTGGGACAGCTAGGCCCCGAGTCGTGATCTTGAGTAATCAGGAGTGGGACAGAAAGTGGGACAGTCACAACGCTCTGACCTGCGGTTTCTCTTGACCGTCCCAGTCGTCCCACTGCGTCCCAGTGCTCCGCTGATCCGTCCCAGCCGTCCCACCACCCTTTAGGGTGGGACGGTGGGACAGGGGCACTTGAAAGGTGGTCAGCCGGGGTGCCTGGTGAGCCTGAATCGGTAGGTGGTGCCGATCTCCTGCTTCTCCACCAAGCCCTGACCCGCCAGGGCGTTCGCGTGACGGTGGAACGTCGACTTGGTGGCGACCTCGGCGTCAATGGCCTTGGAGGCGCTGATCCAGTCCCCCTGGAAGTTCTCCCACCAGACCTGCGCCATCTTGTGCGCCGCACTCTTCCCGGAGCTGCCGCCGGGGCCGAGTTCGACCACCGGGACCACCGAGTCCAGGTACGGCACCAGGCGCAGGGTGAGGTCGTCCCATTCCTCGGCGTCCTTGTTCTTGGTGCATTCCAGCTTCACCAGCTCGCCGTCCTTGGACACCTTGATGATGGTGCTCAGAGCACCGTCCAACACGGTCGCGCCGCGTCCGGTGTCCCCGTTCCGGCCGATGTGGTGAACGATCAGCACGCAGGCCGCCGACGCCTTGCGCAGCTTCTCGGCCTGGTCCACGAACCGGCCCATCTCGGTGTTGGAGTTCTCCTCCACGCCGACCGTGATCCGGGACTGGGTGTCCAACACGATCAGGGCGTACTGCCGCTCGGCGGCCAGGGCAACCAGCCCGTCCCACATGGTCGCGTTGGTGGACTGCACCGCGATGGGCAGGAAGTCGATGTCCTCCATGCTGCGCCCCATCGCGGCCTCCCACGCCCGCACGCGCTTCTTGACGCCCCGGACGCCCTCAGCGATGAGGTAGAGCACTCGCCCGGGGCGTACGGGGTAGCCCTGCCACGGTGATCCGGTGGCGACGCAGCCGGCCATGTCGATCGCAGCGAACGACTTGCCGTGACCGGGCTTGCCCACCATCCAGTTGATCGAGTCGATGAACAGGATGTCGTTCCCGATGAGCGGCACCGGGTCTGGGATGTCGTCCAAGCCGTCCGAGTCCACCAGGGCCGCTCGCAGCATGTCCACGGCCGGCAACTTGCCCGCTTCCACGACTTCCCCTGCCTGCCTCTGCTCGGCGGACGGCTCCCTCGGGGCTGCCTCCGGGCAGTCGCTCCAGTCGAACGGCTCGCCCGGCCCCTGCGTCTCTGCCTCGGCCTGCTTGTCGGCCAGAATCTTCTCGATGGCCAGGTTCGCCACCTCGTCGTCGCTGTACTCGATCACCGGGCACCTGCCGAGGTGCGCTGCTCAACGCCAAGGTTGAGCCCTGCGGCGGCGTAGAGGTCGATGTCTGCCGGGACCTCCCGGACCTTGCGCTCCGCCTGGAGCATCCGGTCCAGCGCTCGCGTGGTCTGCCGGCGCGAGCCGCAGGAGATGCACGCCATCACGCCACCGCCGAGGTGGTGTCGTTGAGGATGTGCCGGAGCTGGGCGACCTTCTCCGGCGTCAGCGTCGGCGCTGCGGCGACCAGCTCGGTAATGGCGGCACGCGCCTCGCGGGTCAGGCCGGTGGGCTGCTGGACGTTGGCCGCCAGCATGTCCTGGACGGCGGACTCGGGGATGAGGACTGAGCCCTCCACCTTCACGGTCCAGAGTCGACCGGCCTTGATCCAGTTGTGGATGGTCTGCTCGGTCTTCTTGAACTTCTTGGCGAGGTCCGCCTTGGTGTAGAAGTTCTGGTCTTCCACTGCTGCTCCAGCGGCGCGTTAGGACTGAGAGGAGTCCTTCTGCGGTGGCCTTGCGAACCGTTGCATCTCGCCGCTGAAATGAACACTAGAGGACGTGAAATAGCCATGCCAAGAGTTGTTCATGTTGGCTATACATGTGTTCTAAGTCACGGAGTGATCATGCGTCTGAACAGGCCATACACAACACAAAGGGTGGCCTGCGGAAACGTCACAGGCCACCCCGGAATTGCTTATCTATCTCGCTAA